TCTTTGAGTTCATTGAATCGATCACCCAGCCACTGCATCGCCTGCGTACCTGCTCCGCTGGTGTAGACGAAGTAGCCAACCAGTGCCGTTAAGCCTGCGATGGTAAGACCAATCGGAGAGAGCAGTGCTGCGATCGCGGTTCCAAGGATCGCTATCCCTTGCCCAATGCCGACGATGACTGCAGCAGCTGCGCTAAAGATTGTCCCAAGTCCGGTTGCCGCAGCACCCAGTGCAACAATCGCAGCGCCCCCAGCTGCGATCGCCATGCCGACTTTAAACACGGTGACGATCAGGTTTTTGTTGTTCTTGATCCAATCGCTGGTTGCCACCACGATCCGAACGGTCGAATCGATCATGGCCGAGAGGACGGGTTCCAATGCAGATCCAATCGTAAAGACGGTCTTTTTGAGCACTTTCCAAAGAACATCGATGCGATCACCGAAAGCTTCGGCCGCTTGGGCATCTTCGGTTGCCATCGTTAGCCCCAGATCACGGGCTTGTTGCTGCAGCTCCTCGATTCCTTGCGCACCGCTTGATAGCATGGGTAGCAACTGTGTGCCTGACTTGCCAAAGATCGCCATCGCGGTTGCGGTCTTGAGCGTTGGATCGGTGATTTGCGACATCCGATCGGCGATGACCTTGAATTGCTCGTCGGGCGAGAGTTTGGAAAGCTGCGCCACACTTAAGCCCAGCGACGCGAGGGTTTCTTGGGCCGCTTGCGATCCGGATGCCGCTTCAAAGAGCATTTTCTGCATCTTTTTGAGGGAGCCTTCGAGGGTTCCGAGGTCAGCACCGGATTGCTCAGCAGCAAACCCCAACTCAGAAAGTGCTTCGACAGACACGCCTGTGCGCTGGCTCATGTCGACCATATCGCTCCCCATGTCGGCAAAGACCTTGGCAGCGCCGGCCAATGGGGTGACGATCCCCGCTCCAAGCATGGCCATCTTGGTCCCGATCCCCTGGAGACTCTTACCAAAGGCATCGAGCCGCTTGGCTGCATCGTTTAGCCCCTTCACTAGACGAGAGTCTTTGGTGTAGAGCTCGATGTAGGCTGCACCGGCTTTGATGCTCGAACTGGATGCCATGACTATTGCAACTCACTTTGGCGATCGATGAAGATGTGTTTCAGGGCTTGGATCCCAACCATCGTGCGACGTTGAATTCGTTTCTTTGCGTGCGGATTGAAATCCGATGGGTGATAGACTTTCGCGCGTTTGGCATCGCGATGGATGTTGGCAAGCATCGCCAGAACGCTGGATGTGTGATTCCAGAGGACTTGGCTGCGTGCCTCCCCCATGGCGATTAGCTCTCGGAGGCTGAATGGCCCTGGGTCGATCCCAAGGACTCCGGCCAAGTGCCAGACGAGCTTATCCACTTCTGCGCTTCGGTTTCGAGGTTGATCGAATCGAGGATCTTCTCCGCGTGACTTATCACTTTGTCCCGAACCGCTTTGCCCGCTTCGATCGCCTTGCGAAGGCTCGCCCTGGCGCGGGCATCTGGGAAAAAATCGATCAGTTCCTCGACGAACGCATCGGCTGCTTGGGTGATCACATCACCAGAGAGTGCTCTGCCAAAATCCTCGTCGGAGATCGATTGTTTGTCGGCTTGGTCTTTGCACAAGCAATACAACACATCGGCCAGCGTTACCGGATCGGAGACGAGTTTTGAGAGCGACTTAAATCCGTCGTCGACCAGGGCGTAGAGATCGATCCCCAGCAAGCCACGGATCCGTTTGACCGCTGCAACGTTGATTGCAACTTCCCAAGTCCGTCGAGAGTTATCCACAAAACTGTGCATTTTCTAAAACCTCACAAACCAAGTGAATTCAGACGGGGTTAGGCAACGGACATCCAAGAAGGTGGATTGGCCGAATAGGTTGGCTTAGCAGTCACCGAAACAGTGATCGCCTCTTCGAGGGCTTCGTTGCGCGAGAAGCTTGCGATGCGGAAACTTGCTCTGAGCCCTTGGGAACCGCTGCTTCCGGCACCGGTGATGAGTCCGTCCATGACTGCAATTTCAACGGTTGTGTTATTGAGAAACGCATCGCGGATCGCACCGAAATCCGAGTCGGCGGTGTCCCAGACCATCTCGAATTCCAGTGACGCATCCTTGAGCGTGCTTACCGTGGCCCTCCACCCGTTGTTGGATCGGGTTGAAACGTCGGCTTCACCGGTTTCTAGGTTGAGGGTTAGGTCTCGGACATTTCCAATGAGATCCCAAGTGGGAGCTGCATACGTCCCTGTGTTGCGGTAGAGCTTGGCATCGAGTCCTAGTTTGGCTGGCATTCCTGTTTCTCCTTATCGAATGCTGCCTGCCCACATGGGAGGCAGACGGTCTTTGACTTTTTCTAGTGCGGGTCCCATGAACGGTCGTTTGGGGTAATGCTCACGACGAAACTTGCCACCAAACTCATGGGCTTTGCCTGCGGTGGCGATCACATCGAAATCTGGTCCGATGAGTGCCACGCCGCGCTGTTTGTCGATCGCATACATGATCGAGCGTTTGAGTTGGCCTCGACGTGTGTTGGGTGGACTGCCTGGCATTGCAGCTGTCTGGCGTCTTCGGATGGAGCGACGAGCCACCAAACGAATGGTCGCAGCCGCATGGCCAAGGCTTTTGAAGTTGCCTTGCTGCGCTTTACGTTTGACCTTGTCGATCGATTTCTTTGTGGTGACTTTAACGCCGATCATGGTTGTCCTTACGGTGCGGTGAATCCTTGTGCGTTGACGTAGACCGCAGCACCGGTGGTGATGCACGCAAAGTTCAGCGCCGTTGCGGTTGTCGTTTTCAACGGGTTTTCGAAGATGATCTCCGACATCGGAGCGTTGGCAGGCAAGTGGCCTCGCCAGATGACGGTGGCACCATCCTTGAGCACGATTTCCGTGGCGACTGCCGAGTTGTTCGAAAGTTGCATCGAGCAGATGTAGCGACGCAGACCCGCACTCGCTGCAGCAACCAATGCGACATCGGTCGTATTGATCACTCCACCAGCGATGGAAGCATACGACCATTCGAGTTCGGGGATTTGCCAAGGGCGCGTTACCAGTACACCTTGAAGGGTGGAAACTAGGTCCGCGACATCTCCTGAGGCAACGCTGGCATACGCTGCAGTTAATGCACGGGCAGCCATCCGAACGGGGTTGCCGGCAATGACCGCATCGTGGGCCGCTTGACCGGCGACATTGGCGGTAACGGTTCCGATGTTGGTCGTGGTTGCAGTCGCTCCGGTAAGGATCACCCCCAGGCTTTGTCCGATGACGGTTTGGCCTCGGCCAGCGGTGATTTCAGCGGTAAGCTCTGCGTAATCCTGGCAATTAATGAACTGGGATTGGAAATTGATCGCTGCGGGCGCTGCAGCCAGGGCGATCTGTCCAGATCCAGTAATGTACGCTCCGGAGAATATCGTGCCGGTCAAATCAATCGTATTGGCATCGATCACCGTGGCCGAGTAATTGCCACGCAGGGCCGCTCCGTTATTAGTGACCCCATTGAGGTATTCGACCCAAATCGTCGGAGTTCCGGTGTATCCATGTGCGGTCGAAGTAAGTCGGATGACATTTCCGGGGCCGGCGACCGCGTTGGTAACGGCCTTGAACCCTTGATGATTCATCGAGCGGATGCGGATCTTATAGAAAGCCGTTGGATCTGGAATCTGCTGGTGACGAACATAGGAGTTCGAGCGACCACCGGTAGAATCCATCGCGCGGGAGTGGAAATAACACTCGTCGGAAAATGGTTCGAGCTCGAGAATCGAATAGGTCGCGGTCGTAACGATCGCAGATGCTGCCGATGCGATAGGGACCAAGCCACCGTTCTGCACGCTGTAGACCATGTTGGTTACGGTCGTGTTGGCAGCCCCACCGATGTCCATGCTAAGGCTGTGCTTGCCATCGGGGATCCCGGTGACCGGATCTACCGATACAGCTTCAATGATGTGGTGCGTGTTGGCTTGCCGAGTACCCCCTGACTGCACGGCGATCATCGCTCGGAAGGGAATCGTGAAGGTTTCCTTCGAGAGCAGCTCTGCGAAACCTCCGGCCGTGGTTCCCGAGCTGATGGTCAGTACACCACCGGAGACGCTCGCCGTGGATCCACCGCTGGTGGTCAGTTCCCAAAGATCCGTAAGTGTCCGAGTCCAAGAGTCCCTGAACTTCTTCTGGATCGATTTTACCTTGAACATATCGTCGCTATCGTCCAGGCCAGGGATGTCTCGAGTAACTCCCCTGGAACTGGTAAATTGCAGCCGATAAGGTCCAACATCACCTGTGGTCATCGGTTATCTCCAGAGACGATAGGTTAGGGTTAAGACGCTTGTAAATTGCATCATGGTTTCCAGATGGTCTGGAGCATAAATCTGGTTGTTCTCGACGCTGATGAAACGAGCTCCCGGATAGCTTGCAAGCGGATTTGCTCGCAAATGGTCGCTGACTTCTTCAACCAGAAGCATCATTGCATCGATGGTTGCCATTTCATTTTTTGTTTTCTTTTGGATGCCGACATCGATCTGATAATCGAAGTTGTCACGCGAGCGATCCAGCGATGAAGTGCTGAGCCCCTTGGGTACGACCGAGACCTTCAATTCCGACATCGTCTTTAGGTCGTATATGGGCAGATACAGTCGCTGCGCAGTAAACGGCTGGCTGAAGCTAGTGCCGTTTAGCTCTGCGGTGATTGCATCTGCGATTGCAACGATGTTCGCGGGCATCAGGTGATTCCGATTTCCTTGGTGTGGATTCGATACAGGCTGCGATGAGGATCCGACCAGCGCCAGGCAGGTTCTCCACCTGGTGCATTGACTTCGTAGGTGTAGACTTTGGTTCCAACGGTTTCGAGGATCGTGTCACCACGCTCTGGCGTGATCGCCGATCCGGAGATAATCAAATCTGAGGGATCGATGAGGAAATCACGGTCGGTCCATTGCATTCGGATCCCACCGTAACCGTCATCGAGTTTCATCAGCGTCCGACCGATCGTGGCCAAGACGCTCACTTGATTTTCACCTCGCACATAAATCACAGTGCTTGAGCCGTGCGATTTGAGCTTGCTAGCAAGCCACTGCTGTCCAGTGCGAAGTAGATCTGCCATGACGCTCACCTACGGCTTAATCACAGGCGGCTGATTGGTAGGGGGCTGATTGTTTTGCTCTAAAAGCTTGAGCAGGTTTTGATACTGCTCCATGAGCTTTTTGAACTGCTCGTCATCGAGCACCGCATTGCCACGTTGCTTTCGGGCGTTGCGGATCGCTTGAAGCACAACCGGTAGACCATACTGTAGCGCTAAGAGAATCGCGATGCTCGAGCCAGCCGACGTCGCAACGAGACTCGTCGTGCTCCAGAGGTATCGCTCTTTGATTCGATCGGTGATGATCCCTGAGTCCTCGGGCTTGCTTGGGGCAGGCCTGAGCCGTGGCCGATCCACGATCGAATCGATTAGATCATCCTGGGTATCTGCCTGCGCCAAAAGGCCCAGTGGCACCTGCATCGGTTCTCCATAGATTGTCGATGGAACCTGGACAATCTTTTGGCTCTCATCGGTCTGGCAACTCACCTCGCGAGCCCCCGCTGGCAACCCCTCGAGAGTCGCTGGAAGCTTGCCTCGCATCGCGCTAAGGAGAAACGGAGTTGATTGGCCAAGCCCCTCGCCACCACCAGCCCAGGTGAGAAGTCCAACTACCCGCGGTCCCTCGTCGGTATAGTCGATGATGCTCGAACCGCTTCGGCCTCCGATCGCTTCAGGCTTCCAGGAAAGGATCTGTCCCTCTTTCCGGTTCAGTCGCAAAACCTGGAGGCTTGGCCACTCACATCTTGGACTTCCAAACGTCGTCACCGACGATTGGTTGCTTGGGTATCGATCAGCCAGTGGAATCGGATCGACATCCCTTGCGAATGCTCCATTGCACTTAAGCAAGGCAAAGTCGACGCTAGTCCCACGTCCGTATCCCGACGCAATGATCGATGCGGTTCCCCGCTCGCTCGATCCATTGGTATTCCATCGTTCGACGTTGACGGTTCGGCCACGCGTGGTACCGGCCACATGGGCGTTGGTAAGCACGATCGCATTGCCTTCGGAGGTTCTGCCAACGACCGTTCCACTACCGCACACGTTGCTTACCGTCACTCGGACCGTTGCGCGAACGATCTGATCAAATCGATCGA